AGTTATCAGTATAATTTAATGATGTATCTGTTTTTTGTGATGTTGTCTTTAATGGTAAATTTAATCTTATCATTTTTCCTGAAGTTAAATTTGTATCTAAAGGAATAGTTATTAAAAATCTTTCTAAGAAGAAAGTATCTTTTGTGCTATTTATTTTTCTTCCATTAAAGGATTCTAATAAAGGAGTTTCTGTTTCTTTATATATTAAATCATAAGTATCAGTTAGTAAGTTAGTTGAAATTATAGGTAAGTTAAGTCTAGTATATCCACTTGGATAAGAATATATATGATCTAAATCTTCAATAATTTCTCCAGTATTCCTATTTCTATATACTAATTTTCTATTTCTATATTTTTTTGTTTCTAAACTTCCTGTTTTTAACCTTTGCAAATTTGAAATTACTCGATCGCCTATGCCATCAAAATCATTTGTGTCTTTTTGCTCCGTAAAATTTAATAATTTGTATTCCTTTTGAATAGAGGAAGAAATCATAGCATAATAATTTTTTAAATTAAAATTATTGTTGCTGTCAATAAAACAAAAAAATGGAGAATTAGACGAATTATTGGAGTAGCAATTTGGTAATAATATTTTCTCTATGAAATCTTTTTGAGTCATTAAAGGTCTATACCAAATAGTATCATTACCTGTATCATTAATATTTGTAGATGAAAAATTATAATTTGACACAATATTTTGAATAATATTGCTTATTCTATTGGAATATGAGGCCCCCGCTACTTCTTGAAAATTATAAAATTCATGTAATCCAGATATAGATAATTTTCCGCCAATGGAGTCATTTGTTAATGTTTTTTCTAAATTATCATTGATAATACAATAATTACAAGATAAACTAGACTGATCTTTAATTCCATATTTCATATTTATAACAATTCCTTCAGATGAAAGAAAAGATTCTTGAAATAATCCAGTACTATCATTAAATTCAAAAGTTATTTCTGAAAAAAAGTTGTGAATGGAATCTCTTATAGAAAAAGAATAATTTGTTGGATCTATATCAAACAAAGTATTATTTATGGCAAGAGAAAACTCATATTGATTATAGTATATCATAATATTTATATATTTTCCATATAAAATTTATCCATATCTTCAGGTGTAGGTAGTATTAATTCTTCTCCTGTAATAAGTTCATGAACTGATGATTTATTATTAAGCCATAATATTATATCTGTATAATCTGAAGTATTATAAAATTGAAATACAAAATAATCAAAACGTTGAATATCCATTGCAGTTATAATAACTTTTAAAGGTATATCATTATATAAAAATTTATTGATAGGGAAAGTCATGATATCAGGATAATAGTTTCCAGTACTATCTGTTTCTGTACTATTTTTTATAGTTAAATATTTACTTTTCATATAATTATATTTTTCTCCATTATCCTATAGGTTGACCATAAAAATTAGTTCTCTTAGTATTACTAGAAGTATTATTAGTGGAGATGCTATCTTTGGCTTGGTTAGCAATTTTAGGTTTAAACAAATTATAGATTATCTCATTATTAGCTGTCCATAATGTTTTTGCATCTATCTTTAACTTTATCCATATAGGATAATCATCTTCATCAACTTCTTGAGATATAGTAGGCTCTACACTTGTTATAAGGCATTCTTTTATATTGATTGAACCTATATCTATATCTACTAAATTAGAATTTGAATTTCTATCAAAAACTGCTTGATATAAAGAAACTCCTGGGGCACCTAACCCTCCGTTTTTTCCTATTAAAAAAGGTACTGGAATTGACATTAAAATTTCTGCTGGTTTTACTACATCTTCATATGCGTCTTCTTCCATATAGATTCCTATCATAAAACTTACAGACAAAGGATCGGTACCTGTCCATTGTTGAAATCCAAATTGTTTAAATCCAACAGGTATATTAATTCCAAACTTATCTTTAAAAAATCCTGCTGTAGTAACTAAAGCGGCGCTTGATTCACCTGAAATAATGGGGGAAAAATTAGAATTAATTCTTATTGTTATATCTTCTTCCAATAAAAATTCTTTATCCTTTAAATCAGGTATTGTATTAAAAGTTACCTTTTTACCTCGTGGTAATGTTATTCCTTGTCCAAACATTTTAATTAAGCTCCTTTGTTATAGGATAAAGACATTCTTAATTTATCGAAGCTAAACTGACTTGATTGATTATTTTGTATAATATTGTTAAAGTCTTTATTTTTCATAATATTAGTTAATTCTTTTATGGCTGTTACAATTTCATTTTCTCCATTTTTATTTTTTGTATTAGCATTCGATAAAAGTTCTTGTACAGCTTTATTATCAAATCCTTTACTTCCTTTTGCTAAAGGAATGACTGCTTCGGGTCTATTTCCCTCGGCTCCTAAATAATATCCTTGTTTAGAAATAATACCACCACTAGCAAATCCCTCAGCTTCAGTTAATTTAGCTTTTCTTTGTGATTCTAAATAAATTTTATCTTGAGCATAAGTTGCACTTTTTGGATTTAATAATGATAAACCAGATTTATATTCTAACTCTGCTGATTCAATAGCTTTTTTCTTTTTTGTCTCTCTAAAAGTTTCAAATCCTTTTGAAGAAACTCCTGATCCAACTGCAGATAATAACCCACCAATTCCACCTTTTTTAAAAGAATCTCCTAGATATTCAAAATAAGTAACAAATGGTTGAAAAAATTGTAAGATTGCATTACCGAAAATACTTAAACCTTTTAAACCTTCAGCACCAGCAGACAAAGCTCCTTGAACAAATTGACCTAAAAATACTACTAAACTTTTTCCTATTTCTTTTGCATTAAAACTTTTTCTTATATCCGGTAGTATATCACTAAATACCGTAGATAATAATTTAGGTAAAGCTAAGGCTGATCCAATCACAAATTTACCTATTCCTCTAAATATTCCTTCAAATAAAAATAAAACAGATTTACCTAATTTTTGAGCAAACGTACCTTTCCCTTTAGTCCATACATTAAATATCTCACCAAAAGATTTAAATACTTCTGTCCAAGCATTTATCAATGGGCTAAACATAAAATCAAAAACAGCTTTTGCCCCTTTAAACAAAATTCTAAATACGGGATTTTCAGCAATTAATTTTTGAAAGCCTTTTTGAAAAACTTCTAATTTTTGACTAAACCATTTTCCTAAAGAGTCAAATCCTTTAGCTAAGTTTTTACCTCCAATAAATCCTAAAATACCACCTAAAGCAGCTCCAATTAGTCCACCAGCAATAGCTCCTACAATATTTCCGGGTGGGATTAAAAAACCGATTCCTGCACCTATTAATGCCCATTTTCCCATATTTCCAAAAGCATTAATTATACCTTTTCCTGTCCCAGCAAAAGCAGCTCCTACAGCAGATCCTATTTTAGTAGTTCCCCACTTTCCTGATAATAAAGATCCTTTGATTCCATCTATTACCATCATGATAAGACCAGTAGCAATTGAAGCTATTCCACCAGCCAGAGCAAAACTTCTTCCTATAGCTTGACCAGCCCCTTGTTGAGCTACTTTTTTAAAAAGAGCTTCAGATACAAATTTTCCAGTTTCCTTATTTATTGCTCTACCAGCAATATTTCTTCCTAAATTGGGTAATACTTTTACACCTGCTCCTATACCAAAAGCTGACAAAAATCCAGTCCCTAAATTTCCTAATAACTTAGCAAAGGGACTCTTTTCCTTTTCTTTGTCCCTCTTTAATTCTTCATTTAATTGATATAAGATTGCTTGACCAAACTCATTCTTGCTAAGATCATTTTTACTAGGATTAGTCGTTTCTCTTAATTTTGTTTTTTTAACAATCCCTGATAATCTATTAAAACTTTTTTCAATAGACTTCTGAATGTCTACCTTAGTAAATTTTTCAAATTCTTCTACTAAAATTCTTGAAGGACCTAGCGACAGTTTAAATAACTCTTTTTTAAAAGCCTCTGATATTTTCCCTGTATTCTCACCTTCAAATAATCCACTTTTTTTTGGAGGAGCATACTTAACATTAGATGATTCTCCACCAATTTTTTTTCCTTGACCAGTTTTTTGTAAAGTTTCCTGTAAAGAAGTTAGCACATCTAAAATTTTTAATTGAACTTCTCCAGGATCAACTATCTTATTTATAATAGGTATTGAATTAGCAGCAGCTTCCATTTAATTATGCTTTTCTCTCTTTAAAAAATTTGAATATACTTATTTATTTATTTATTTCCCATAAAAGGGCATATTCCTTGTGGGTTGTCTTTCTTTTCTTTTATTAATTGTTGCACTCTTTTTTTCACTATATGAGCAGGAGTTTTTAATAAATCATTTTCCCAAACTTTAAAATTAATCTCCAAAAGATATAGAAGCTCTTGAATTTCCTGATATCCCCAAGGAAGGTATAAAGTCCATCGATTGAAAGGAAAACCTCCTTGTAATTTTTTTTCCTAACTCAGGGCTAAAAAATGTAACTTCAGGATTTATCCCAAAATTTAGTTTTTCATCTATTACTTTTTGGTACTCTTGCCAAAAACCTAATTCAATATTAGGAAATTCTTTTATTTTATCCTCTATGGACAATAAAACTTTATCATTAACAGAATGAATTATGGATGATTGAAATACTTTTAAAAAATCTAAAGATTTACTAGTTTGCATTTTTTCAAACTTTTCATTTTGATCATAAGATACATCTATACTTTTTTTCTCAATCTTGGATTTTATATCAGACAATTCTCTTTCTATCTCAAAATACTTTTTATGTACAAATTCTTTTGCTAAAATTATATCCTTAATTCTTGGAAGAATAAATTTAACTATTTTGCCATCAATCTCAATTTTAATTGGTTCTTTAAATTCTTTTAAAATAGTATTTGTTTGAATATTTGATATATCTAATACAGCTATTGCAACATTTTTTTCATTATTTTTTAATTCCAAATCTTCAATTGAGTCATCTAAATAATAAGTATGACCTTGTAACTGCTTAGACCAAAAAGCATTATAAATAGACATCATAACTAATTCTAGTTCTTTTTCATGTAAATTAGCACAATCAAAATCTTTTTCATAAACCATATTATTTAGACATTTAATTAAAGCTTCTATATAATTTTCTTCTTTTATTGCTGAAAGTTCTAGAACTTCTTCCATGGAGTAATTTCTAAAATGTAAAATTTTAGGCGCACTTAATTTTCCTAAAGAATCTAACTTTACTGGTAAGTATCCATAAGGTATTTGACTTTTATTAGATAGATCTTGTTCCAAATTTTTTGCTACTTTTTGATTTAACTCATTTTCATCTTCTACAAATATTGATTCATTTGACATAAACTTTTTATCTCCTATTATATATTACTTAAAGCATTTAATGCCGAAGTTACTCCAGAACTTGTACTAGCCATAGATACTTTTTCGAATGTTAAATTAACAGTTAGTGTTAAAGCTTCACTAGTAGATCTCTGTTGGCTTACATTTTCTATACCACGTATCTTTAAATTTTCGTACATAAAAGTTGCAGTAGGAATTGGTAAATTTGAAGCATAATATAATAACATACCTGTTCTTGATGGAGGATTTTTTTTCCAAACTTGATTATCAAAATCATATACCAGTTTCATCCAAGAGTCAAAATAGTTATATGATGAAAAAAATGTATCTTCCATTATAGTAATCTGAAAATCTCCTTCGTATTCCCTACTAACATAATGTTTTTTTCCTATTTTTGTACCTTCAGTATTCAATCCTGGTAAAGGTAAATTACAAGTAGTTATCTTAAACTTCATCAAAGTTCCAACTGCGCTATTAGCTGCAACGTCAGCAAGATTACCTAAATTAGAAGTAGCTAATGAAGGATTTGATACAATAATAAAATCCCATAAGTTTGAAAGTTGAAAGTCAATTGTAGCTATATAATCGAGCTCACTTCCAATTGCCATTTATACGTACCTTTAACTTTATTTTTTTTATATGTATATTATAAATATATAGTTAAAAATAAATAGATTAATAAAAAAATCCCATACCCAAAATTTTTTAGTAATGGGCATGGGATAGGTAAAATATATAAAAATAGGAGGAGCAAATTAAATCTAAATTATTAAACTCTAACTAATTTTTTAACAAATTGAATAGTAGCTGTAGCTGTTAAAGCGTCGCCAAGAGATTGATCAAAACTAACACCTGTTAAACCTGAGATAAAGCAACCAGTAAATGTCCAGCCTTTTTTAGTAGTATTTCCATTATGGTCAACAGGAATTACATCGATAGGAATTCTAATAGAGGAGGCTGTTCCTGCAATACCATCTGAACCCATGCTACCAGTATCTTGATTTAAAACAATATTTAACCAATTTTCCATACCTTCATAAACTTTCCAATACTTATCAATTCTAAAATCAAAGGTAAATTGATTAGGTGTATTATTTTTTCCTGAGGGTTTAGTAAACTTTTGAGTCTTATAGTCAACTGTGTAAGTATTAACACTATATTCAGGGAGTTCAAATTTCATTGTTCTTATTACTGTACTTGTTAAATCTATTACTCCTGGAAAAGGAGGTAAAATTATATCGAACTCATTACTTAGTGCGTCACTTCCAAGTGAAAAGAGCGTGTCTATGGACATTCTGTATCTCCTAACAATCTTATATTTATATAGTTATACTTTTCCTCTAAATTTAGATTAACAAAATCTTTTTCTCTAATCCAATTAATTAAATTTTCTTTATTCATTAATATTCTCCTTGAAGAAATATTATGAAATTTTTAGAAAAGTAATATTAAATTCAAGGTTTAATAAGGAGGAGCTACCTCTTGTCCTTTTCTAAAAATTCTTTATCATATAGTTATTATAAAATTTTATGAACCAAGAACTTCATCAATAGTAGTATTTTGTCCTATATTTGTAAATACAAACCTAATTGTTTCACTAAATGGAGAAAATTGAACATATAAATCGAGGTGAAATTCTCGCTTCGCCAATACCTCGTCTCCATTATTTGTTTCGTCACAAACTACTCGTGCATCTCTCAATAAGCTATAAGGTGCTCTCAATAGAGGGTTAACTATCAACTCTGCTTTGGATCTAACTTGTCCTCTATGATTTAAATCATTTAATTTAGTCAACTGAAAAGGTAATGCTTGAGCAACTACATTACTAATAATAAAATCTGCTGTTCTTGAATGTCCAATATAAGAGTAATCACTTAAAGTTGATAATGATGTCCTATCCGAAACAATCATTACCCCATAGTTAGGGTCAAAAATAATTGGGTTAATTTGGGCTGTATCTAGAGCTTCTAGCTCACTTTCTGTGGGATCATTTACCAACTCTAAAATACCACTCCCTAATTGACCACCATGATTATTTTCATCTATCCAACTCGGAGCTAACCCATTAAACACATCAACCATATCTGCATGTTTACCTGCAACCCTACCCATTAAGGCCGAGTAAAAATAAGAATTATTGTAATAATCTTGTACTTTTCCCCAGTTCCAATAGAAATAAATTCCTCTGTTAGAAACAGATAAAGCAGACTTGTTACTTATAGCAGTAGCAGAATTTGTGTTTGGTAATGGTAATAAATATGCTGAATATTTTTGATATGTTCCTCTTAATGTAGAAAATAATGCAGGAACCCCACTATCAGCAGTACAGTCAAAAAAGATATCTGCAGCATATTTTGTAGGGAACTGAAAATAATTCCATCCAGTAGTTAACTCTGTTATAGTAATTGTTGCTCCTCTACTTCCACCATCAAAGTCTACAATTGACGTGTCATCAGTAAATGTAGTAAAAGTTAAAGCAGTATTTATTACTGGAGTTATATAGTCGTCATCTGTAAATGTATCAATTATATAAATATTTTTCCCAAACCCATCTTTTGTATTTGCTGTTAAGGAAGCATAATATGGGGAATCAGGAAGGTCTATATAATTTCCATTTGAGTCTTTTTGATAAGCTGTGATCGTGAACACACTACTTGCTTCTGTTATTTTGACAGCTAGATCATCAGCATAAGGATATGCACTAAATAAAGCATAATAAACATCGTTAGCTCTATTGGTTGTATAGGTGACTGTTATAGCTTGTCCTGAGATAGGAGCTGAAGAAAAAGTAAAAGTTAACACTCCAGTAGTCCTTACATAAGTTCCTGATCCTACATTAGGTGTAGTTGACAATACTTCTGTGCTTACATCGGTAGCAGTAACATTAATTGAAACTCCATCAACCTCTATGTCAATTGTAGTATTGTTATAATATGTTTTATCTGTTAAGGTAGCAGAAAAAGTTACTGTTGAACCATCTCCAGTCCCTAAGGTCTCTTCAACTGGTAAGGCTGTAAATGGGACAGTAGATATGCTAGATAGTCCGCTAGTTAATGGGACAGTTCCAGTTTTAGTAACTAAAACTCCGCCATATAAACCATTTTTACTAGGTGCGGATATCCACAGGTCTGCTTTTTTACAAAATTCTACGGCATCCCATATATCGGGATAAGATGAGCTAGGTTTTCCAAAAATACTTAGCAATCTTTGTTCTTGACCTTTATAAATTTTAACAGGTTTAACTGGACCTTTAGAAGCACGAATTACTGAAGCACCTACATTTCCTACAGTAGGAATAGCGGTACTGTTAAGATTGTTCTCTATTGTACTTATGCGCCAACTCTGACTCATTGATTAATCTCCTAATATTTTTTCTAAATAAGGTAGTGATATAATTATATAGTTTAATAAACTACAAAAAGTTAAAATATATTTGAAAATTTAAGTTATTTTACTTATAATATAAGTATAAAATAATTTTAAAAGGAATTTATAATGCAAATATACAAAACTATAAATTTAGTCAACAATAAAATTTATATTGGGCAAGATTCGCATGATAATTCGGAATATTTAGGATCTGGTAAAATTTTAAAAAAAGCTATAAAAAAATATGGTAAAGAAAATTTTAAAAAGAAAATTCTAGAAGATAATATTCGATCAAAAAAAGAGTTGAATGAAAGAGAAAAATATTGGATTAGTTTTTATAATTCAACGGACAAAGATATTGGGTATAATATAGCTAAAGGCGGGGATGGAGGAGATACTTTATCTAATCATCCAAATTTAAAAGAAATAGGAGAAAAAATAAGTGCTAAGAATTCAAAAACAGGACATTCAAGATATATAATATATAGTCAAGAAATTATAGATAAGATAATAATTTACTATTGTGATAACAAATTTTCTCCTGCTAAAATTGAAAAAATCATCGATATTCCTAGTTATAGCATAATTAGAGTCTTAAAAGAAAATAATATAAAATTAAGAAATATTAAAGAAGCCTGTAAAAATACAGAGTATAAAAAAGGAAGTTATCCTAGATATATTGATTTATCAAAAAATACTATTAATATTATTATTAAGCTATACTTAATAAAAAAATTATCAATTCCCTGTATCTCCAAAAAATTAAAATTATCTTCTTATAAAGTTCGTGCTATTTTACTTAGTAACAACATTTCTATAAGAACTAATTCTGAATCTCAAAGAATAAGAAATGGCGTAAATGGTATGCAAGGAAAACATCATACGGAAGAGTCTAAGCAGAAAATGAGACTATCGAAAAAAGAAAATAAAGATAATAATTTAGCTTATAAAAAATATGAGTGTCCAATTTGTAAAAAATTAATTAGTAAAACAAATTATAGCAGACATACGAATAAATGTTTATAAAAAAAGTTATATTATACTTCCGAAGTACTCTCAGTATAATGATTGTTTACTAATGTGATTAGGTTACTTGTTGATTCCTCATCTAGCTCATTATTGACTGCAAAATTTAATAACACTTTATCAGGAATGGAAACATCAGCATCTTTGATGTAAAACGTCTCACATGTAAAATCTATAGTTATTGTATGAATTTTATTTGTTTCTAACCATTTTGCTTCATCGTAAGTTGGATCAAACTCATATCTATAATTTATAATTGCTATCATCCTTACATCTTGCTCAGACACATTTATTGTGTACTCTAAAATAGTCTCAACGGCACCATCAAATACTACA